ATATAATAAAGATTAATATGGCTAGTATAAATGACAACATAAGGGGTAAAAAATTATTTAAAGAAGGTAGTTCAGGGGCATCAGCCTCTAAAGGAAGTGATGGAGAAATAACTATTTCCAAAGAAAAATCAGACGAGCTTACTGCTTTAACAGATATTAGTGATGTTTTTAATGACGATGGATTGTATCAATCTAATAAATTTTTACTAAAACAAGTTGAAGATTTAAGAGCTGATGTTGAAGAGTTGCACGCTTTTATAAAAGATGCTTTTGGTAAAGACTCTTCATCTGCGGCATCACAAGGTGCTAAAGGAGATACTGGAGCTCAGGGCCCTAAAGGAGATACTGGTGATACAGGAGCTACAGGAGCCACAGGAGCCACAGGAGCTACAGGGCCTCAAGGACCAGCAGGAGCTGATGGTAAAAATGGTAGTGATGCTTCTGTAAGTGGACTTAGTGCAAAGAAAACAGTAGGCGACGAAACCTGGACATTTGAAGATGGCTTACTTAAAAAAGTAAAAGCTAATAAAAAATAAAAATATATTATGGCAAAAACATATACTTGGGAAATAAAATCATTAGATGTTTATAAAGAAAAAAATTCTCTTAAAGATGTTGTTTATCAAATACATTACATGTATAAATGTGTTAGTAATGATGAATTTGACGAAAACAACAATCCTTATGAAGCTTCTTTAATAGGGAGCCTTTTGACTGGAGAACCAGATTCTGAAAACTATATAGAGTTTGATGACTTAAAAAGTTCTGATGTCAAGTCTTGGCTTATTGAAGCTTTAAATGTTGAAGAATTTAAAATTTCTCTTTCAAATGAAATAAATGAAATGGTTACACCAACTAAGGAAAGAAAAAATGTGCCTTGGTAATCGGTTCTTATTTTTAGTATATTTGTATATAAATTAAATCTTAAATAAAATGGCAAAAAAAACAAAATCAGCGCCTGTAAAGGCCTCAGTCGTTATTGACGAAAAAATCCTTAACCAAATAAGGGAGATTAGAAAAACTCAATCCAACTTACAAATAGAAATTGGTGCTTTATCTGTTAAAAAGCATTTAATACTACATCAACTGCACGAAGTGGGGGAAAACCTTCAAAACATAATGAAGTCTCTTGAGGAGCAGCATGGAAAGGGTACCTTAAACTTAGATACAGGAGAAATAAAATTAGATTCTGAGTAAATTGCAAATAAGAAAAATATCCATAGGAGCTGATTATAAGGGTAGTGCAATGCATTACATCTTAGGTCAATCCGTTCTAAATGGTAATTATGAAATTCACCTTATTGAATTTAGCTCTGAAAAGGAGTCTTTTCTTATATACATTGAAAAAGACAATGAACTTTATTTATGGAAGGAGTTTAACAAAAACATTCCTGTTTCCATAGAATATAATATACATTTTTAAAATGCAATCTCCTTATTATTTTATAGTCAAGCCCATAGGTTCTGAGTATAATAATGAGATTCAAATCGCTGGTCAGCAAGTGATTGTGAACTCGACTGTTGAGAATCACGAGCATGTTAATAGATACGCTGAGATTATTTATGTACCGCAAAGACATAAAGGAGAGATATCAAAAGGCGACTCAGTTATTGTTCATCATAATATATTCAGAATATATTACGATATGAAGGGTAATCCAAAAAAATCACCTAACTATTTTAAGGATGGATTGTATTTCATAGACGAGTTTCAGTTTTACCTGTATAATAATGGTAAGCAATGGAATGCAGTTGGAGACAATTGTTTTGTAAGGCCAATTACAAAAGAAGACACTTACTTATATGAGGATTCTTTAGAAGATAATACTGGTGTGGTTGCTTATGATAATTTAAATCTTAATAAATTGGGTGTTTTTAAAGGCGACAAAGTAAACTTCAGAAAAAATAGTGAATACAAATTTACTGTAGGTGATGAGGTTTTGTACAGAATGAAAACCAATGATATATGCGCAATACTATGATAGAGTCTAAAGAAATAAAAGAAAGGATTATAAAAGCTGGTCATGAAGCTGTAAAACAATTAATCAAGGTGGCTGAAGAGGAGATTATAAAGCCAGACCCAGAAGATGAGCTGGCTGCAGATAGATTAAAAAACGCAGCCGCAACAAAAAAACTTGCAATCTTTGACGCTTTTGAAATATTAAATAGGATTGAAAATGAAAAAAACATGCTTGAGAATCCTGAAGAAGAGAAAAAAAGTTTAACTGGAGGTTTTGCAGAAAGAAGGTCTAAATAGCTTATATACAACAACAACTACACATGTTGATAAAAAAGACCTAGATAAACAAAATAAATCTAAGTCTTTTAAATATGGTTATGATGATAAAAGAAACATCATCGTAATATCAAAAAACGGAACCGTTGGTGATATAATTCATATAAACGGTATTTTTATAGGCCTGCCTAAAGAACCAAAAAACATATACTCTAGAAGCACTTTAAAAAAGGAACAATACTGGGAAGCAAAAGAGTATCCTAAAGCATTAAAACCACTTCAAACTATATTTCAATGGAATGAAATGAATAAAGAATATAAGGAGAAATGGGTTCCTTATATAGAAGAAGAGTTTGATAGGAGAGAAAATGGCTTTTGGTTTAAGAACAATGGGGTGCCCACATATATAACAGGCACACATTATATGTATCTTCAATGGACAAAAATTGATGTAGGTAAGCCAGATTTCAGAGAATCAAATAGGTTATTTTTTATTTATTGGGAAGCATGTAAAGCCGACATCAGATGTTACGGAATGTGTTATTTAAAAAACAGGCGTTCTGGTTTTTCATTTATGTCTTCTGCTGAAATAGTAAATCAAGCAACAATAAGGTCTGACTCAAGATTTGGTATTCTATCTAAAACAGGTGCAGATGCTAAAAAAATGTTTACAGACAAGGTTGTTCCTATATCTGTAAACTATCCTTTCTTCTTCAAGCCCATACAGGATGGTATGGATAGACCTAAGTCTGAACTTGCATATAGGGTTCCAGCATCAAAACTAACAAGAAAATCTATATCAAACACAAGTGTTGTAAATGATTTACAAGGATTAGATACAACTATTGATTGGAAAAACACAGGAGACAATAGTTATGATGGAGAGAAACTAGCCTTACTGGTGCATGACGAAAGTGGCAAATGGGATAAGCCTGACAATATACTTAACAACTGGAGGGTAACAAAAACATGTTTAAGATTAGGTAGGAGGATTATAGGTAAATGTATGATGGGTTCTACATCTAATGCACTTGATAAAGGAGGTGAAAATTTTAAAAAACTATATTACGATTCAGACCCTAATACAAGAAATTCAAATGGACAGACCAAAAGTGGTATGTATAATTTATTCATTCCTATGGAGTGGAATATGGAGGGGTTTATTGATATGTATGGGTTTCCTGTATTCCAAACCCCCAACAAACCTTTATTAAGTAATTATGGCGACTATATAACACAGGGTGCTATTGATTATTGGCAAAATGAAGTAGACAGCTTGAAGCAAGACCCAGATGCTTTGAATGAATTTTATAGACAATTCCCAAGAACAGAATCTCACGCATTTAGAGACGAGTCTAAAAACACATTATTTAATTTAACTAAGATATATGAGCAAATAGATTATAACGACTCTTTTGCCATAAAATCAACAGTTACAAGAGGTAATTTTCATTGGAAAGCAGGAATTAGGGATAGTGAAGTTGTTTTTACACCTGAAAACAAAGGCAGGTTCTTTTTGTCTTGGATTCCTTCTAAAGATTTAATGAATAATGTTATAGAAAAAAACGGAAGAAAATATCCAGGTAACAAGCACATAGGCTCATTTGGCGGTGACTCCTATGACATATCAGGTGTTGTAGGTGGTGGCGGTTCAAAAGGGTCTATTCATGGAATGACCAAGTTTCATATGGAAGATGCTCCTACAAATATGTTTTTTTTAGAATATATTTCAAGACCACAAACAGCTGAAATATTTTATGAAGATGTTCTTATGGCTCTACATTTTTATGGTATGCCAATACTTTTAGAGAACAATAAGCCAAGGATTTTGTATTATTTAAAAGAAAGAGGGTATAGGGCTTTTTCAATAAATAGGCCAGATAAGCATAGAAATATTTTATCAAAATCAGAAAAAGAGCTTGGGGGAATACCTTCATCAAGTGCTGTGATTTCTGTTCACGCAGAGAATATTGAAAGCTTTATAGAATCACATGTTGGAGTTCTAAAAGACCAATCAAGTGTAGACTTTGGAAGTTGTGGTAATATGTTTTTTAACAGGACTTTATTGGATTGGGCTAACTATGATATTACTAATAGGACTAGGTTTGATGCGACAGTAAGCTCAGGCTTTGCCATTATGGCAAATCAATCAACCAAAAATAAAGGTGAAGAAAAACGTAATCAAATAAATCTTAACTTTGCGAAATACAGTAACAAAGGTTTTGTTAGTGAAATTATTAAATAAATATGATAAATAAGCCGAAATTCAGTTCAGGTGGCGGTTTCCCTAATCAATTTGCTCCAGACCAAGAAAAAGATTCATATGAGTATGGATTGAGAGTTGGTCAAGCTATTGAGTCAGAATGGTTTTCTAGAGATTATGGTGGAAGTAGATACGGAGAACTACGCTCTGAATACCTTAAAAGAAGACTCTACGCAAGAGGAGAACAACCAGTAGAAAAATATAAAAATGAATTAGCTATAAATGGTGATTTGTCTTATCTTAATTTAGATTGGACTCCTGTACCTATCATACCTAAGTTTGTTGATGTCGTTGTAAACGGAATATCAAACAGGTTGCTTGATGTAAAAGTAGAAGCTATAGATACAATTTCCTCCATGGAAAGAGAAACTTTTAAGCAAGAAGTCATAGCTGACATGGTTGCTAGACCAATACTCAAGGAAATTAAAGATACAACTGGTGTTGATGCTTTTAACTATCCAGAAGAACAGCTTCCTGAAAACTCTGAGGAGCTAGACCTGTATATGCAGCTAAAATACAAACAAGGTGTTGAGGTTGCTGAAGAGGCTGCTATCAAATCTGTTTTTGAGTTAAATAATTACGATGAAATCAAAAGAAGAGTTGATGAAGACAATGTGGTTTTAGGTATATCTGCTGTAAAGCATTGTTTTGATGTGCATAATGGTGTTAGAATAGAATATGTAGACCCAGTTAATTTTGTCTACTCTCCTACAGATGACCCCAACTTCAATAATTGTTATTATTATGGTGAAGTAAAATCAGTACATGTTACTGAAATAAAAAAGATTAATCCTGGGCTTACACAAGAAGAGATTGAAGAAATATCTAAAATGGCAAGTAGGTTTAATGGATACAGAAGCACTCAAAATCTACAAACACAAAGCGGATTAGATAAATCAAATGTTTCGTTGCTTTATTTTTGCTACAAAACAGATAAAGAGGTTGTTTACAAAGTAAAAGACACTGATAATGGTGGTCAAAAAGCGATAAAAAAGAACTCTGATTTCAATCCATCAGAAGAACAACAAGAGAGATTTAAAAAAATTTCTAGACGAATTGATGTTTGGTATGAAGGAGTTTTAGTTTTAGGAACAAACACCTTGCTTAAGTGGAATGTAATGAACAATATGGTTCGTCCTAAGTCTGCATTTCAACGAACAATTCCTCCATACATCGTATCGGCAATAAAGCTATCAAAAGGAAATATTGATTCTTTAGTTAAAAGAATGATACCTTTTGCCGACCAAATACAATTAACACATTTAAAACTACAACAAGTAGTGGCTAAAATGATACCAGACGGCGTTTTTATAGATGCCGATGGTTTAAATAGTGTTGATTTAGGAAATGGAGCTTCTTATAATCCATCGGAAGCGCTATCAATGTACTTTCAAACAGGTAGCGTTATAGGTAGAAGTTATACTGAGGATGGAGATTTTAATAATGCAAGAGTACCAATCCAGGAACTTACAAGTAGTGGTTCAAATGCTAAAATAGCAAGTCTTATCAATATGTACAATTATCAATTGAATATGATAAGAGCTGTTACTGGTATAAATGAAGCAAGAGATGGAAGTAATCCAGACTCAAGGGCTTTAGTTGGTATTCAAAAAATGGCTGCTTTAAATAGTAATACAGCCACAAGACATGTTGTTTTATCTGGAATACAAATCACAAAAAGACTTGCAGAGGCTATGTCTTATAGAATATCAGATATACTTCAATATTCTGATTTTTCTGATGATTTTGCGAAAATGATTGGCAAAAATAATTTTGAAATTATTTCAGATATTCAGATGCTACATTTACACGATTTTGGTATTTACATAGAAATAGAGCCAGATGAAGAAGAAAAACAACAGCTAGAACAAAACATTCAGCAGTCTATTTCAGCTGGATTAATAGGTCTTGAAGATGCTATTGATGTTAGGACTATTAAAGACTTGACACTAGCAAACTCTCTTTTGAAACTAAGAAAAATCAAAAAGGAAGCTGCAGACTTAGATAAACAACAGAAAGTAGCAGAAATACAATCTCAAGCAAATGCAAAATCTGCACAAGCAGCTTCTCAAGCTAGAATGCAAGAAGAACAATTTAAAATTCAATCTGAGCAACAAATGGCTCAAATGAAGGCTGAGTTAGATTTACAAAAAATGCAGGCTAAACTTCAAGTTGAAGCAGAGCTTTTAAAAATAAAGCATGGATTTGATATGGAATTAAAGAAACTTGAGTCGGATGTGATACAGAGTAGAGAAGAATTCAAAGAAGATAGAAAAGATAAAAGAACCGAAAAACAAGCTACTCAACAAAGTAGGATGATAAAACAAAGAAAAGAAAATCTTCCTGCTACAGATTTTGAAGAAAGAGAAAATAAAAATACGGTTTCAAACCTACAGTCATTAGGTGGTAATATGCCTCAAATAAGCGGTATGGCACCTCAACCTCCTTTTCCAGTTCGCCAAGAGCAACAAGCTCCTATTATGAGTCAACAAGAAATGCCTCAAGAACAAGCAGCGCCTTCTCCTGAACAAATCATGAGTATGCTGGGGCAAGGTGGTCAATAAAATGTATAGGTTTTTTACTTAATTTTGCATTATAAATTTAAATTAAATCAATTATGAATCAAGAAAATCAAGAAGTTGATTACAAAGTCGACTTATCAAAACCACCTGTTGAAAAAACAGAAGAAGTAAAAGAAGAAAAAGACAATACTCAGGAAGAGGTTGTTGAAGAAAATAAAAATATTGAGGCTGAATCTACTGAAGAAGTAGTAGAAGAAGTTTCAGAGAAAGAAGATGAAAAGGTTGAAGAAGTTGAAAAGCAACCAGAGCCTTCTATCTCAAAAGAAGATGTAATTGCTGAATTCTTGACTAATAAATATAGTTTAGGGATTGAGGAATTAGATGACGTTCTTTCAAATAAAGAAAAAAAAGCTCAAGATTTACCTGAAGAGGTAGAGAAGTATTTGCAATATAAATCAGAAACCAAAAGAGGGTTGAAAGATTTTGTAAAAGCAAATGAAGATTTTTCTGAATATGAGGAGTCTACTATACTAAGAGAATATTATAAGCAATCTAATCCAGAATTAGACGACACTGATATAGCTTATCTTATAGAAGAAAAGTTTGCCGTTGAAGAAGGAATAGATACGCAAAAAGATATTAAAAGAAAAAATCTTGAGCGAAAACAAGAGCTTTATAAAGCAAAAGAGTTTTTTAAGCAAACGCAGGAAAAATACAAAGCCCCACTTGAGTCAAGTATGGAGGATTTACCTGAAGATGTAAAAGAAGCTGTTGAGTTTTATAATAAATACAACGACGATACGCAAAAAGAGCAAGAGGCGCAACTAAAACAAAGAGAAATCTTTCAAAAGAAAACGTCTGAAGTTTTTTCTGATAAGTTCGAAGGTTTTGAATTTAAGATTGGAGAAAAAACATTTAGTTATAAGCCTAAAGATGTAAATAAAGTTGCTAAAAATCAATCAGATTTAACCAACTTTATCAATAAGTTTTTAGATGATAACGGCTATATAAAGGACGCTAAGAAGTATCATACAGCTTTGAATATGGCTATGAACCCAGAGGCATATGCTAAGTTCTTTTATGAACAAGGTAAATCTGATGCGGTAAATGAAGTAGTTAAAGAAGGTAAAAATATTGATATGTCTGTGCGTTCTAATGTTGATTCGTCAAAACCTGGAACTAAATTTAGAGTCTTAGATTCAGAAAATTTTGGTTCTGGACTGAAAATTAGAAAAAAATAATAAACGCTAAAAAAAAACAAAATGGCACAATCAATTAATTTCGGAGGAAGCGCAGGCGCTCAAATCGGCGGAAGCACTTCCTTAACTCCTGCACCAGGAAAGAACTTGCAAAACAGCAACTATCTTTCTAATGCAGATTACACATTTGCACAGCAATACTTGCCAGACTTATATGAGCAAGAGTTTGAGCGTTACGGAAATCGTTCTGTAGCTTCTTTCTTGCGTATGGTAGGTGCTGAAATTCCTTCTTCTTCTGATTTAATCAAATGGAGTGAGCAAGGAAGATTACACATACAAGACTCAGGTACTATTAACGGCGCTGGCGACATCGACGGATTAACTGCTCACAGTCTTCGTGTAAATCAAACAATTATCATCTCTAAAACTGGAAGTCAAGCTAAAGCTTTAATTACAGCTGTGGCTGCTGACAGTATTACAGTAAAAACATATGCATCTTTAGACTTAGTAAATCAGGCTGGTACTGATGGAAATGGTCCTTTTGATGACAATGACGCTGTAACTATCTTTGTATTCGGTTCTGAATTTAAAAAAGGAACTGCTGGAATGGAAGGTTCTTTAGAAGCTGATTTTGAAGCTAAAGAGAACAACCCAATTATCATCAAAGATAAGTATGAGGTATCAGGTTCTGAAATGGCGCATGTTGGATGGGTTGAAGTAACTACTGAAAACGGAGCTTCTGGATACTTATGGTATTTAAAATCAGAAAGTGAAACTAGACTAAGATTTGAGGATTACCTTGAAACTTCAATGATTGAAGGTGAGCCTGCTGTGTCTGGTTCTGGTGCTGCAACAGCTGGTTTCAAAGGTACAAAAGGTCTTTTCTTCGAAGTAGAAAATGGCGGAAACGTATCAACTGGAACTATCGCAGACAGAGAAGATTTAGAGGATATCGCTAAGGTACTTGATAAAGAAGGTGCTATTCAGGAGAATGTTATGTTCGTGAATAGAGCTACATCTTTTGATATTGATAGAGTATTAGCTGCACAAAACAACTCTGGAGCATCAACTGCTTCTTATGGATTGTTTGACAATGATGAAGATATGGCCTTGAACCTTGGGTTCTCTGGTTTCCGTATCGGATATGACTTTTACAAGTCTGACTGGAAATACCTAAACGATGCTACTACTCGTGGTAACATTGGAGGAATTGACGGTATCGTTGTACCTGCTGGTTCTGTTACAGTTTATGACCAAATTCTCGGAGAGAATGCTAAGAGACCTTTCTTACATGTAAGATATAGAGTTTCTCCTACTGAAGATAGAAAATACAAGTCTTGGGTAGTTGGTTCTGCTGGAGGAGCTGCAACAAGCGGTGACGACAAAATGGAAGTTCACTTCTTATCAGAGCGTGCTCTGTGTACGATGGGAGCTAACAACTTCTTATTGATGAAGTAATAATAAATGGGGAGGGGTTTTCTCCTCCCCTTTTTTTTAATTTAATTTAATATAAAATATAATGGCAACAAAAACTGCAAAACAATTGTTTGGGTATAACTCTATACTACCAAACCTAGAACAAAAAGAAAGAGTATTTATTTTGAAAGGAAATAAATCTCCAATACGGCTAATGATAGCTGTAAAACACACTTCAAGAAAACCTTTAACATATTTTGATGGAAACTTAAATAGAGCACTAAGGTATGCTACAAACCAACTTAGTCCATTCCAGGACGAGCAAGACGGTGTAGCTACTATGGAGCCTATTGTTTTTGAAAATGGAACTTTAATTGTCCCTGATTTCAATGTAAATCTTCAAAAGTTTCTGATGATTCACCCTGAGTATAATAAAACTTTCTTTTTATTAGATAAAGAGGCTAATGCATCAAAAGAAGTTGAAGAAATCTACACAACACTAGAAGCTCAAGTAGCTGCTAAAAATTTAGACATAAATGATTTAGAAGCAATAGCAAGAGTTTGTTTATCATCATCAGCTTCAAATCTATCATCATCAGAATTAAGAAGGGATATGATATTGTATGCGAAGAGCAACCCTACAGAATTCATGAATTTAGTTAATGATGAAAATCTAAAACTTAGAAATATAGCTGCAAAGGCTGTTGAAATGGGTATTCTTCATATCAAGTCAGACAACAGAACAGTTGTTTGGAACAAAGACAGAAAAAAGAAAGTAATTATGGCCCCGTTTGGGGAAAACGTATATAGTGCTTTAGGTATGTATTTTAAGACAGACGAAGGACTTGATGTTTTACAAAAGATTACTAACAGTCTATAAATAGATTGTATGCATCGTGAAGGGGGAGAGGTTGCAAATTGCGACCTCTTTTTTTGTACTTTTGTAAAAAATATATCCTATGATTAATAGTGTAAGGAATACTGTTATGTTTTTGCTAAATAAAGATAACAGAGGATATGTATCTCCTTCAGAGTTTGATTTTTTTGCAAAACAAGCACAGCTAGAAATATTTGAATCTTATTTTACAGAGTATTCAAAAGCTGTTTTTATGCAAAACAATAGAAGAAAAGCAGCAAACTACGGAGATACAGTTCAGCACATACAAAACAAAATTGATAAGTTTTATTCAAACGCAAACTTAGCATATCGTGAT